CGAGATCGACCTTGACCACGATTGCGTCGGAGCCTTCCTCCATCGACGTATCCTCGTCCGCAATGCGCGCGCCGATGATCTGCGTCGTGCTCGTCGGTTGCCCCACGTCCGCAAACGAGACGACAATACCGAACGCGATTTCCATGTACCCGTCACCGAGCGCGTTGATGAGCTCGTCGTAATCGGCCTTGTACATGGTCACGGACGCTTCGGGTTCGTACTGGCCGCGCGTGCGCCCGTTCTTCATGGCGCTGGTGCCGCGGACCGCCCCGGGCTTTAGCCCGTGCTTGTAGCTAATGGCCTTGACCGCGGTAAACTTCTGGCCGTTGATATTGATCTCAACAGACGAGTAGTCGTAGCGGATGCTGTTGATGTCAGGATTAGTCGTCATGGCTTACACAATCGTTAGGGCAGGGTTCGAGAAGCCCATATCCGCGCTGATCTGCCGCGCGTACGCCTTTGGCACGAGCCGCACCTTGACGCGCAGGTTGCTCGTCGAAATGATGTTGTCGGCGCGGTTGATCTGAATCGACGTGCTTGACACGTGGTTCGGCGACAGCAGCACCGCGTTTAGCTGCCCGCCCACGTCCGCTTCAATCACGCGCGCGTCCGGCTCATAGATGCCGCCCGGAACGCTCGGCGCTTGCGCGTCCGCGCCGTTCACACGCACCCCGTCGCCGAGGTAATTGAGCAGCCCCGCGCGCGCGGTCGCGCACGCCACGTCCATCATTTCCCGGTGCTGCACGAAGCCGAAGTCAGAGCCACTCGGGGCCATCATTCGACCGTTCGTGATGTAAAAGCCTTGCTTGCCAATGAGCGTGCGTAGCGTGGCAAAGCGTTGCGCGTCGAGACCGCGGTGGATCTGTTCGTCACGGTACAGCTTCGTAACACCCGGGAGCGCGCCGGACTTGACGCGTGTGCAGTCCTCGCTAATCGGCGCTTTGTGACGCCGCGCCGCGATCGGCCACGCCGCGGAGCGCTTGTGCGCGCGGCCTGTGAGGGTGCTCGTGATCTCCGCGAAGCCAGCGCAAACCATGAGGCGCACGCTCGCGACCGAGACATACGCGGTGATGAGCGCGCTGTCGCCGGTCGTCCCGTCGCCCAGGTCGGGGGTCTCGGTCATCGCGTAGGTAAAGCGATAGACGGCCTCCTGGGCTTGCACGAGCGCCGCGAGCGCCACGGCGATCGTCGCTTGTGCCGCCGCGCTCGACGCTGAGCCGACAAGGTGCACAAACTTCCACGTGCGCGGGTCCGCCACCAGCGCGTTAAACGCCGCGGTCATCTCCGTGGAGTTGTAGCCCGGGGCGGTGCAATCAAACGAATAGGTGTCACCCGCCACAAGCGACGCCGCGCTAAACGCGAGGGTGAGGTTAGTACCCGCTACCGGGTAGGACCCGCTCGTTGGCACCGCAATTTCGCCGCTGTAGTTGTCGCCCCCGTCAAGCGAAAACTTGAAGGTGGCCGTGCCCGCGGCCGGATTCGTGCCGCCTTGCAGAATCGTGATGCGGACCTGATACGCGTCGTACGGCGCGCCCGTGACCGTGAGCACGCTAAGCCCCGTGCCCACGTGCGTCACAGACCCGGCAACGCCCGGGGTCGAGGTGTTGTCTACCTTGAGCACAAACACCGTGCCGCCACCGACCGCGAGCGCGTGCGCGGCGGCTTCCACGGCCGGACCGCTCACCAGCTCGCTGACGAGCGTCGCCGGGTCGGTAAACGCGTAGAGTGTGTTCGCGACACCGCCGCTGCACGAACCGATGATGGCCGAAGACGCGTCAGCGGGCTCGACGAGCCCTAGCGCGCCGTCCGAGATGCTAATTGTAACGTCGGGAATCGCAGCCATTTATCGTACCTCGATGCCTTGCACGTGCGCAATCGCAGCGTCAAAATCGGACTCGCTCACTTCGCGGCCCGCGCCCCACCGCGCCGCAAACTTCGCGGCGATAAACCAGTGCGAGAATTCGCCGCGCTTCTCGTCGATTAGGTGCCCCTTGTCGCGAGCCCACGCTTCGATCGCGCGCAGCCCCGGGGCGGTTTCGTCAGCCATTAGTCACCCGTCTCAATAACCCCGTCTCCCGGGATTGCGTTCGTGTTGTCGAAAGTCTGCGTAACAGGCGCGACGCGTTGCAGCGCGGGTGCCTGGATCGGAAAGTCAAACGAGAGGCGCGCGGCGACGCGTTCGCCCTTGTCGAGCGGTCCCGGTGCGGCCCATTCGGTGCGGTCTAGGCGCACCGATCCGTGCGCGACCGCGTGCGCACAATAGAGTAGGTCGTGCAACAGGTTCTCAGCCTGTTCGAGCGTGTCTCCGTAGATGTACGCGAGCACCCCCGCGCTGCGGGTCGCGACGCTGCGCCGTGTTTTGTCGTCCGAGCGCGGGCCGCTGAACGTGTCGCGCTCCGGCACCCACACCACACGCGCGTTGGGTTTACGGTCGGCCATGTGTTTCGCGCCGATGAGCACGGTCTCTGCGTAGCCGTAGCCCGCGAGCGCTGTGTGAATGTCAGTAATCACGCGTTCGAGTCTCGAAGCCATGTGCTAGCGCCCCATCGTGAAATTGCGGCGGATGATGCGCCGCGCGGTGCGCTCGTACGCCTCGGCCCAGTTGCCAAGCCCGCGCAGCTCAACCGGGACCATCGCGCGTTGCGGAATGCGCACCGGGGTGCCGCCCGTGGCGCGCACCGGAACCGAACGGCCTTTGCGCTTGCCCGCCGCATCGTGCGTGATATAGCGCCCCTTGCGATTGACGGGCTGCAAACGCGGCTTCGACACGTAGCTCGCGCCGTTCTGATGCACCCCCGCGTAGTCGACGTTGGTCTCCACGCGAAACCCGGTGCTCGATACGGACGTGCGCGCGAAGCTATTCGCGAGTCGCCCCGTGTCTCGCAGAATGCGCCCCTTGCGGCGCTTGAGCGGCGCCCAAGGTTCCCCATACGGGTCGCTCTCGTTGCGAAACTCTTGTCGCAACTGGTACAGCGACTCATCCGCCAAGCCTTGCGCGACTTGGTGCATTACGTCCGCGCGATCGAGCGCGCCGAGTTGCCCCACGAGCTTCGCCAGGCGCGCCGAGTCGCCCCGGATGCCGATTCCCGCCACTACCAGCCCCGGGGCTCGCGCGAGAGCACCCGGGCGCGGAATCGTGTGATGGGCACGACCGCGGGCACTAGATCGGGCGTCACGGCGCCGCTCGCGACCATCTTTAGCCAGTCCATCGCGTCGTCAAAGCGCTGGCGAATGTCCGCGGCGGTCCCGTCCGGGCGATACCCGTGGTCGCTGGCGCAGCGGTACGACGCGATATCCGCGACCGCTTGCTTGACGTCATCGCCCACGCTCGTGTACGGGGGCGCTGCGAACGCGCGCAGGTAGCTCACTGCCTCGGCCGTTGCGGCTGCGCGCGCGGCGTCGCGGCGCTCTAGCGGAACCTCCGCGAATAGGTCCCCCATCGACCCCATCGCCTGGAGTTCGTCGTCCGTAATGAATGGGTCCACGGTACCTCGCAAAAGAAAAAGCCCCGGGCTGCGCGGGCTAGAACACCAACACAACCCGGGGCTAAGGAATCAGACTAAGCTAATCAGGGAAGCTTGACTTTGAGCGCCGTGAACCACAGACCGTAACCGGCCGCGCCCCGCGCCTTCGACCCGTAAACGAACTCGTTATTCTTGAAAACGCGCTCGTCCTTAGGATCCGTGTACGATACGAAGTCCGGCGACTCGCGGACTTGCATAATCAGCGGCTTGATCGGCCGCGAATTGTCAACGAGGTAGAATTCCTTCGCGTTCGTTAGCTGCGGCAAGACCGTGACCTTAGTCGTGCCCTGGTAGACGTTCGTCGAGCCGTTCGCGCCGTACGCCGCCGCAACGAGCTTCTTCATGGCGAACTCTTGCGACGGGTGCACGAGCACATCCGTGGCCTGGCACCCGAGCGGACGACCGTCCGAGCCTAGCAGCGTGGACATCTTGACGAGCGCCGCGCTGTACGTCGCCTCATCAACACCCGTGGCACCGTCCGAGCTGTCGAAGAGGTTCGACTGCGTACCCGAGACGCGCCCCGCGAGGTCGACCGGGTGCGACTTCGAGAAAAACGCCACCTTGTCGAACGTGGTGGCTGACTCGCCCGCGAGCAGCGCGGCGAGCAGGAGATCCTCGGACCACAGCGCCACTTGCTCGCCCATGGCTTCCATGAGCGGGCCGTACACGCCTAGTGAGTCGTCCTTAATATCGTTAGCGTCGACAGCGACAGACAGCTCATAGAGCAAGTTATCGAGCTGGTAGCTGGCCGAGCTGATGTTTTGAATCTCGCGCTCGCCGATCCACTGCCGCATCTTGAGTAGCTTGAGCATAAACGCATAGACGTTGCTCTTGCCGGTCGACGGAATGAACGTCGCGAACTGCGAGAGTCGGGGCTGGGCGCTGTTGAAACCCTTCTGGAACGCCGTGTTGAACGCGACGAAGCAAGACTGTAGCGCCGGAGTATTAATCTGCATTGTTAGTCAACCTTAGACAGACAGGCCCATAAGGACGAGGCATTGGCCGTCCGCGTCGATGTCGACGAGCTTCCCGGCCGCGCTGTGGCCAGTGCTCGTAATCGTCACGGTGTGATCGTCGAGCACGTAAACGGTCTTGCCGCGGTCCGCGGCGGCGCACGCGTCGGTCGACGTGGCGTTGTCCCACGTGAAAGTCCCCGGGCGGACCTTGACGCGCACCGCGCCGTCGCTGCCCGAGGTGTTGTCAACGGTCTCGTCCGCGCGACCGACCGCGATTAGCCCCGTGGCTGCGGTGCCGGGCGCGGCGAACCCCGCGTTGATGACGACTAGGGCGCCCTGCCAGATCTTCACGCCGCCCTTTACAGGGATCGAAAGCCCGGTGTTGATCGGGCCGGTGCCCTCTTGCTTCGTCTTGACGCGAACGTCAGAAAGTGCACTCATGTATGATTACTCCGCGGACGCGTTGAGCGCCGCACGCCCCTTGGCCATATCGGCGGGCGTAAGCTTGAAACCAACGGTGTTGAACTGCTTGATAAGCGACTCGTCCTCGGCGCTCAGCTGGACGGTCTCGACAGGCTTCGCGGCATCGGCGCCGGGCTTCGTCTCGACCGGGCGCGTGTGCTCACGAACCACCCCGGGCTCGCGGTGCGCGGATGCCTGGACGGGCGCGGTTGAGAGATAGTCGCGCACGCTCTGCGGCGCGGTCTTGCCTAGGTCGAGCGCCCACTGACGCTGCGAGGGCGGGAGCTTCCCGGCCTTGATTGCGGCGTCGATCTCCGCGGTCAGCGCGGCGCGCTCCTGCTCGGCCACCTTGGTCTTGAGCGCGTGGAGCTCGGTCGTGAGCGACGCGTTCTCGCTCGTAAGCGACTCGACCTGCTTCGCCGCGACGCTCAGCGCCATCGCCCGCGCGACAGCCTCCGCGTCGCTCGCGGTCTCGGCGAGACCGAGCGCGACGCACATTGCCTTTTCAGTCATGCTCTTGTTGGAACCTTGTTCGCTCGTGTGGAGAGCCGCGTCGCTGACGAGCGAAAGACTGACGAGCGGCGTTGCGTTGTGCGTCGCGGGGATATTGGTAATCGCGACGTTTAGAATTTCGGTGACGCGCTTGTCCGCGTCGTGGCTGAAATAGGGCGACACGTAGCGCCACTCGCCCTCGCGAATGGCTTGCGCCGCGGCGGGCGTCCAGCGCACGTCCGTGGCCCAGAGTTCGCCGTCTCGGATCGAGAGCTTGAACCAGCCCGCGGCCTTACCGGTCTGACTCGGGTCGGGCGTCGCGCCCCCCGCGACCATCCCGTGGTGGTAGTCAATGGCGTGGTCGACGCCCCACGTGGCGCTATTCGCTTGCACCGCGTCGGCCGCGCTCGCGTCGAAGAGAAACACGCCTTTGCGGGTCGGGTTAGGCCCCGCGCGGAACAAACGGAACTCGGTCGGAGGCTCGCGCGCCGCGGTGGCGAGCACGTCGAGCAAGACAAATTCGGGCATTAACGCTCCATGCTATCGCGGCATTCGCTCCCCCCATTGCTGATAGGCGTTCCAGAGCGGCGCGGGGTAGCTTTGCGGGTCGGGGGCCCACTCGTCCGTACCCGGCGCGGCGCCCCAGCCTTGTTGCGGGCCGTGCGCGTCGGGCGGCACAGAAGTAAAGCGCTCGTGCGCGGCGTCTTCTTCGGTGAGACACGTCACGCCTGAGCGACAGGAATGATGCAAGGGCGGGTAATTCACGCGCCAAAACGGGTCCGAAGCGGGCAACGTGAGCCCATCAAGTGGGCGACAGATGGGCGTCGTGCGACTGTCTAGAATCGCTTCGAAGCGCCAAAACGGGCGGTCCGCTAAGGTCAGCGGGTCAGTGCTTTGCGCGTAGCGCCCGGCCGAATACGCAACCTGGACGTTGTTTCTGAAAACGTTGTCCAGCTGCGCCCGGGTGTGTTGCGCGAGGTCGTTTTGCACCCCGCGCTTGAACTCCGTAAACGTCGTGCCTTGCGCAACGGCGCGGTCCAGCGCGCGCCACACGTGCGCGAGCGTCTCTAGAGCGGTCGCGCGGGCCACGGTGAACGCGCGGCGCCGCACGCGGTCGGTCAGCTCGCGATACGTGTTCGGGTTGACCGGAACACGCGCGCGAAACCACGCCACCGCTTCCGCGAACGCGCTCGGCTTAGGGCTTGGAAGTGCGGCTAGGGTCGTGCGATCGAACGAATCGAGGTAAAGCAATTGGTCACCGTTCTCACCCGTGTTCCCCGAACACGCGCCCCGGAAACGTGCGAAGCACGCCCCAAAGCGCCCTTTCGCGAGTCGTTTGTGAAGCTATCGTTCGACTGACCAGAGACCACACACTTGCGCGAGCGACGCGGACGACGCGAGGAGCTGGCGCAGCTCACTAATCTTCACGCCCGACCCGGTTGCGAGCTTCACCAGTCGCGTGCGCAAGTCGTCGTAGGAGGAGCTAGCGCTCAGCTCGGCCATGAGCGCGGCGAGCACGGGGGAGAGCGCTTCGGGCGCGGCTTGCAGCGCGGCGCCGTGCACTTCGTCGACGTACGCCTGACCCTCTAGCAGCCCGCGCTGGGCTTCCGCGGCGCTCGCGGCTACGCGGCCCTTGCTCGGGGGCTTTGCAGCCCCGGGCGTGGCGCCAGGGCCGGGCGCGGGGGGCGGCTGCGCTTGCTGTACGGCGTCGATCGTCCCGTGCGGCTCGTCCTCAAACTCTAGGTCGAAGCGCTCCGCGATTTCGTCGATCACGAGCCGCTTGCCGTACGTCCGAGCTTCGGCGTTGATCTTCTGGAGACCGTCGCCCAGCGCGTTGAACGTTTCGGCGGTGATCTTCTTGTCAGTGGGGGGGTCCGGGTCGTAACACGGGCGCGGCGCGGTGTCGGCCGCGTGCGCGCCTAGGTTAAACTCGGCCCACGGTCGCGCGGCTTGTTCGTGCAGGTACTCCGAGACCATGCACGCGTCAGCCTCGGTGTAGTCCCGGCGCACGCCCTCGCTGTTGTCCTTCGCTTCGTATACGCCCGATGTGTTGACCATCGTCGTACCCGTGATCGCGAGGGCCGCGTCCCCGTCGCACTGCTTGATTAGTTTCGCAAACGCGTCGAAGGCTTGGTCTTTCGCTTCGATGAGCGACAGGCTAAAACTCGATTGCTCGTCCTTACCCTTGGGCGCGATGATCGTGATCTCAGACCCGGGGTTTTCTAGGTCGCTGACGAAATCGCGCTTGTCCTCGTCGTCCGCGTCTTCGGGCACTTCGGCCAGGCGCATCGGGATGCCGTGGACTTCGCTAAAGCGCGCCCAGTCGCGCACCGCGAGGGCCCGAACGGTGTCGTTGATTCCGAGACAGCGCACGATACCGCGCTGCCAGGGGCGGTCGTCCCACTCGTCGTAGGACATGATCGCCCAATCGTCTTCGCCCTGGCGCACTTCGACCACGCCGTCTAACGTGCGCGCGAAGTAACAGCGTTGCGGCTCGGACCAATAGAACAAACTCGGGTGCCAGGGCCGCAGCTTGGGCAGCCATTGGCCGTCCCGGGTGGCGGTCCATTCGCGCCGCGCGAACGCGACGCCCAGCCCTAGCGTCGTGCGCAACGACTTGCCCACGTAACGCCGCGACGCAATGCGGTGCCAATACGGCCGGATGCGCGCGACGTTCGCGTCGTTACGCCGCCCGTCGCCCGTGCCCGCTTCGAGCCGAAACGGCAGACCGAGCATGGTGAGAATGCGGCGGTTCAGCGCGGCGTTCGTCTGTGGCGAACGTTCGAGCGCTTCGAAGAGCCACGCCGAACGCTGAAAGTTACCGTCCTCGTGTTCCCGGAGCGCGCGGAGCACTTGCGACACAGACCACGTGCTCAGGTTCGGCACCGTGACCATGGGTTGCAGGAGCACGCGCGATCCGGGCCGCGTGGGCGGTTCGTTGACTGGCTTCATTAGTAGCACCGTCCGCGGCGCAGTTCGCGCAACTGTCGCAACCCGAGCTTGCCCGGGGCGCGCGTCGACACCGCGAGGCACGCCGAATCGGCGAAGTCCGGGGAGCGCCCGAGCCGCTCTTTGATGTCTTTCTTAGACTCAACCACGTAGCGCCCCTTTTCGTCGAAGCTGTATGTGGGCGAGATGAGTTCGGCCGCGAGGCGCGGGTGGTTGGGCAGAATGCCGCCCGACGCGAGCCACTCGCGCATGCCAAACCAGAGTTCGTCGCGCAAGAGGCGGTAACGCGTCTCGTCCGTCGCGCGCTCGCTGACGTTAATGGCGATCGA